AGTAGCCCCCAGTGCAGCAGGCCCTCGCGGATGGCCCGATAGACCTCATCCAGGCTCCAGTAGACGTTCGAGGTGTCCTGTAGCGCGGCGGAGATCTCCGCGGCCACACCCGCCAAAGTGTACTGCGTGTACATTGGTATGCTATTGTGTACTTAGATGGCACACAATACAATCCTTCCGCTCACTCCTACCGAAATAGAACGATTTTGGTCGAGAAACTCCGTGGCTTCTGGCAAGACCTACAAACGAGTCGCGGACGACTTCGGCGTCTGCATGAGCACGGTTGCCCACATCATCGAGGGTCGCAGTCGGCTCAGTATTGTAGGCTAGGCCAGCCTACTTCTTCCATGCCCCCTTGACGCCCGGCCCATCGATCGACTCGCCCCCCGAACTGGAGGCGGTGGACGTGGCATCGTAGGTGTGCTCCTTCGCCGAGCCCTTCTGTTGAATGTTGGTCGGGGTCATCGTGGTCATGATTCCCGAGGGAGTCGTGGTACCGTCCTTCATTGGCAAACTGTTGTCGGCCATGGTCAATCTCCTTTCACTTCATTGTCTCAGTAAATGGGAGCGTGGGTCTGCTGCCACGAGCCATCCGCCCAAGGAGCCGGCGCGTTCTGCATACTCTGCCAAGCCAGATCCTCGGGCGCCACCTCGTCGTCCTTCTTCTCCAGCTCCATAATCATCTTCTCGGACTCCGCCTTGTGCATATTGGCGACGGGGATGTTGAAGTAACTGTTCTTGCGCCCCTCCGAGAAGCCGGGGATCATGGCGCAGTTGCGGAGGGCCATCTCTATCAGCACATCGCCTCTGACATAGATAGGTAGCTGAGGGGTGTCGTCGGACAGTTCGGGCGCCCGTGCGATGTAGGTGTAGGGGTATATCTGGGACGCGGCGCGGGGCCAAGCCTCGTAGCGGGGCAGGCCAGTGACTGTGCCCGCACGGCAGGGGATCACGAAGATGTCCCCGTCGATGTAGTTGCCGGCCGGGAAATATACCTGCACCCCATTGCTCAGATCCAGTGCGCCAGGGTCGGTCACCACTCCCCCGGTCCAGGCCCCCGCATCCTGTTTCCAACGGAAGTCGGAGACCCCCACAATGCCCGTGGTGGTGATCTCTATTGTATATACAGAGTTGGCCGGGTAGCTGTATCCCAGGGTGCTCATGGAGACGGGAGAGGGGCCCGCGCCAAATGCCTGTACCACCGCCTCTACCGTGCCCTGATAGGCGTTCTGATAGTCCAGGAAGGCAAGGCAGAACGCATTCCCGGACTGGGTGCGCTGGGGGTCGCAGCGATCAATCTCCGCGCCGGTCGTGTTGGTCCACAGCCGGTAATTGGCGCTGGCGTTGACGACGCTGTACCAGTAGTTGAAGTCGCTGGGTGGGGTCACGTAGCAGTCCAGGAGCTCGTAGGCCGCTCCCGTGACAGCCGCCCCCGCCCATGGCTGGTCCAGAGTTAGAGAAGTGGCCGAGGGCACCAGCGCGATCGTGTAGGTCTTGCAGCCTGCGCCCCCAATACGTATCTGCTTGCCGGTGAGTAGGGTGGTGAAGGCGGTCCCCAAGCCTGTGACCGTGGCCGATCCCTGAATGGTCGTGACGGTGCCTGGAACAGTGAAGGTAGCGGGGGCGTAGGCTCCCATGCGCCTGAGCCAGGACCAGGGGCGACGCTCGGCCAATTGGTTGAAAGCGTCGCGGACGAGATCCTGGCTCAGCGCGGGGCCTATGTCGGGGCACCGCAACAGCAGGCGGTTCCAAAGCGTTGTGAAAGTGTCGGGCACAGGAGCGGCCCCCCTGTCAGTTCCCGATTACTTCCACTGGTGTCGTCCAGGCGCCCGCCGCCGTGAACGTGACGAGGCCCCCGGCCGCAATGGCAACGACGGTGGGCGAGTTCGCGGGGGCGAGTTGCACGTTCACGTGCCGGACGTTGTTCAGGTTCGTGGCCAGCACGTCGGCCGCCCCCGTCCCCGTCAGATTGTACAGCTTCTGGCGCTGGTTGCCGACGACGTTGTGCCGAGTAGGCAGATTGATCGTGATGGGCATCTGTCAGCCTCCTATGGGATGCACGGGATGTCCACGTCGATGATCGCGACGTTGGCGATAGGAGTGGCGGTGTAGACGCCCACCCCTTGGTAGGTGAGAGCGGTCCCCAAAGCCACCGTGATGACCCGGTTGACGCCCGTGGCCAGGGCGACTGCCCGCTGGCTCACGCCGCCCGAGCCGTCCGAGACGACGGGAATGGCGCGGCCCCGCTGGAGGATGAAGCACTGATCGCCCAGAGTAACCGCATGGCGGAAGATCCCCGCCACTACGTTGGGAGCGCCGGCAGCCCCGCCGATGGCGAGCGCCGGGCTATTGCTCACCCGGTAGGCGGCCTTGTTCGTCCAGTAGGCGAGTTGGTTGGCGGCGACGAGCCCGATCGCCTGCCGGTCGCTGGCAGTGGAATCGTCCACCACCACTTTCTGGTAGCTGCGATCACCTTGTTCGTACACGCCGCCCAGATCCGCGGGGGCGTAGGGCAGGTGCAGACCGGGGAGCGTGGACGGCGTTTCGTGGAAGGTGTCCGGGTCGCCGTTACCGATCCAAGGACTGATGATGTTTCGTGTGTGTGGCATTTTAGTTGTTTCTCCTCGTCTAAATCATCGATTCTACGAGGTAAAACCGTAGATATGACGGTGGTACCTGGGGTTCACCGTCAGGTTGTGGGCCAGCAGCACCTGTCCGACCAGGATGGTGTTGTTCCCCGCAGGGATGAAGTCGCGGAAGCCGCCGCCGAACAGGGCGTCCGAATCGACGTAATAGTTGAGGAAGGGTTTGCGGGCGTTGAGGATGAACAGGGACTCACCCGCGACGCCCAGAGAGCCGACTGGGTAGGCGGCGATGGGGTTGCCCGAGCCCTGAGACGACTCGCTCAGGTACTGGACCGCGACCGGATCGGCCGTGCCCGCGCCTGCTGGCCCAGTGATGTAGCTGCCGGGGCAGTAGCGCGAGGCGACGATGGTGGCCCCGTTGATCTCCATGCCCCGGAACCCGACGCCGACCTTGAGGGTAACGTCGTTGAACCGTTGCTGGGTCTGATACTTGGACTTCAGGTAGCTGAAGCCCAGGGGGGTGGTGACCATCAGGTTGGGCTCGTATTGGCCCGAGCCGTAGAACACGCTCATGTACGCCTGGTCGATGGTGTCGTACTCGATGGCGCCCACGACCGGGAGAGGAACCGAGTTGAGGGCTGGAGCGAAGGTGGCTCGCGTGAGTCCGCCGTACAGCGGGTACAGGACACCGTCCCAGCTTGCGGTCGCTCCGTCATTGAGAGCCTCCGCGAGTCCGTTGGGACCAAACTGCCAGCCCGCGCCGGTGCCGGGCAGATAGGCGGCGATGGAGACGAATGCGCCCAGCGCCATGTACGCCTCATCGACCTTGGCCTTCAGGAGCTTGATCGCCGCCAGAGGCCCCTTGTTGAGCACCCGGATGTCCTCCTGGTAGAGAGGCACCGAGACTTGGGTGAACCGCATGTCGAACCACAGCGACTGCATCGTCTGCTTCATCGACACGTTGAACTGCTTGCCCTTGGTATACGCGCCGCCAATCATGGGGGCGTAAATGAAGTTCTCGGCAATGAACGAGCCGCCCGTGAAATCCTCGCGCAGGTTCTGGCGGAGGAAGAAATTGAGCGGGTCCTGGTTGAACACGTTGTCGGTGAGCCCAGGTTTCGTTCGGATGTACTGGCGAGTTGTGACGTTGATCTGATCCAGGTTGTCCGGCAAAGGACACCTCCTTTAAGTCATGCCCCTGCCGGAAACAGCGGTCAGGGGGTGGTTAAGCGCGACCGGCGCCAGCCTGTGTCCAAGCGGCCATCAGTTCGGCGTCGCTACTGCCTTTCCCAGCTCCATCGGCCGGGGGTCGCGCGTACATCGGGGCTACGTCCGGCTCGGCCGCGGTGACCGGAATGTTGAAGCGGGTCATTACGTCCCGCGTGATCTCGTCCCTCAACTTCTTCTCGTCCTCGGCCTGTTTGACCTTGCGCTTCTCCTCCAGCCGGGGTCCTACAAGCGCCTCATAGGCTTCGGGCAGGGGGATCTTGCGCTCCGTCGCCAGTTTGTCCAGGGCATCCACATCCAGGGGCTCACCAAACTCCACTACGTGGCGGGAGGCGATTCGGCCCGTGTCCTTGATGACCTTGGCATAGTTGACGGCCTGCTCGCGGAGGGCTGCGGCGAGGTCGTCCTTGGTGACTATCTTGCTGGAGTCGAAGACGGCGGGGAGAGGAGATGAGCCACCGTTGCCGCGGGCTTTGAGGGCCGCGAGTTCCTGGGCTTGATCCTCGACCTGCTTGCTGTATCCGGGCCACCAATCCTTCTCCAGATACTGTAGGCGCTCCTGGTCGGCACGGGCTTGATTGACCCGGCCAAGCTGAGCCTGGTAGTCCTCTGTCGCCGTCTTGACGAGGGCGTTCAGTTTGGGGGACAACTTATCGTGTGTATACAACTTCTCCAGGGCAGCCGTGACCGTCGCGTCGGACAGCCCGGCCTCCTGCAATTCCTTCTCCAGGTACTCCTTGAAGTTCTGCATGTTACGCTCCTGGCGGCATCGGAAGCGGATTGGACGCATTCATGTCGGGGGGAGCGCCTTGAGGCGGTCCAGACATGGGCGGCCCTTGGCTTGCGACGGCACCCATTGCTTCGGGACTGGGAACGATCTGGCTGAGCCTGGCGACGGTCTCAGCAAAAAACGGGACGGCAGAGGGGACCATACGAGACAGCGCCTGCAATCCCTGTAGTACTTGGCTCATGGCCGCTTGAATCGCCGGGGCACCGCCTCCAAATGCGGATTGTTGAGGGGCGGATGGCGGGGCCGGCGGGGCGGATCTGCGGTCCGGCAGGGGAGGCAGCAAGGCAGAGGCGGACCCCGGCGTTGGACTATTGTTGAGCGTAGGGGTCATGACTTGGAACAGGACAGGGGCTTCGCGGCTTTGGCCTTGCCCGATAGAGCCGACTTCGGGGCCCGCTGCACCAGCCCGTCCTTCAGTTTTCCTTCCTTGATGAATCCACCCTTGGCCATAGCTACCTCATTTCTGCGCCCTCATACTGCGCTTCTTGCCCGCCGTCCGCTTACTCTTGCTCAGAGACGAGGAGAGGGGACCGGACGACGCAAACCTGGGCGAAGGCCCCGACTTGATGGGCAGGCCGGGGCGCTTCGTCGCGCTCAAGAGGGACACGAACATGCTAAGCCAAGGATGGGGGCGGGGGGAAGGGGGGTAAAGGTGGCCGATAGGGGAACGTCAGCGGGGCGGCAAGGTTAGGCCAATCTCTGACACCTGCGCTCAAGCCACTTCCGTAGATATTCCTTCGCCTTCTGAGGGTCTGCGTAGGCCACTACTAACTTTCCTTCATGGTGATTCTTGGCGTCTCTTGCCCAGTCGCCTTCCTACCCGCCGCATTTGCCGCCATAGAAAGACCAAGGCTGGCTTGGTACTGGAGCCGGTCCACAATGGTCCTCACATCGTCCGGCAGCGGCCCCACGTTCGGTATCCCCAACGTTTCGAGGAGGGTGAATATGTCCATCCACCCCGCCCGCGCCAGTTGCAGGTATATCAGCTTCTGCTCGATCTGAGCAGCCGAGAGCAGTGAGCCTGGGGCGATCTTGAACACGAATCCCTGGAGGAACGAGCGGGCCCGGTCGTAGCGCGGAAGGGGCCCCCGCATCAAGGCCCCCTGAGTGGGCTCGCCATCCGGCCCGTAGTCTGCGCTGTCCACGTAGGCGGGAATCAGCGTGCCCGGGTCGTAGTCGAAGTCGTCCATGGTGACGGCGCCGGGGCCCAGGATAACGCATCGCATAGGCAGGGTGTAAAACTGGGTGAACCCGTAGGCCAGTTGGCGGGCAAAGCTGCGGGTGAACGCCTCCATGATACGGGAGCGGCGTCTAAGAGCGGGGGTCATGGAGTTGAGGATGCTCTCCACCGTGCTATTGCTCGGCAACTGGTTCAGGTTCATCATACGCCTGAGATCCGTGACGCCGCTCAGATCCCCCATCTCGTTCAGTATCCAGTCGATGTGCTTCCAGATACCTTGATCGAGGGGGGGCGGGATCTGCACTTGAATGCCCTTGCCGGCCAGGGGATTTTGCCAGATCTTATAACCGGGGCGTCTGGTGTCAAAACTCTCCGCCTGCGCTTTGGAGACATTGTTCTTGTCCAGCACCACACCGGGCTGGGCAACCTGGGCGGCGTGGTCGTCCACAACGCGCAAGAGCCTGTTAAGGGAGCGGTGCAGCCCCAGAAGGTCCCACAATGGCGCCCGCCCAAACCAGCTCCACGGCAGCGGGTTGAGGGTCAGTTTGTGGATCGGGAACTCGTCGCACCAGTAGTAGGAGGGGCCATCGTACAGAGGTTTGGCGGAGTTGCTGGTCCAGATAATCATGCGGCGGTGCGGATAGATGGGCTCGCCGACCTCCACCTTGTAGCTCCAGTTGTTCAGGGGGATGCGCCGGGACTTCTTCACGTAGACGATGGTTGGGGCGCCAGTGACCGGATCGGGGGGGCCGAACTGTGTGGGGTCGGGCTCCTCGTACTCCTCCGTCTTCCATTGGCCCATGTACATCGTGTTGCCGTGATAGGCTGTCCCCCGGTCCTTGCTCGTGTTGCGGCGGCGGTCCTTGAGGAAACAGGTGTAGAGCACGGTGGTGGGGACGCGGGCCAGTTTGGGCTCGGTCTTCTGCTGCTGAGCGCGATAGTCCCGGAAGATGGGGGAGACCACATCCGCCACCCCCTCCGCCATTCGCTGCATCAGAGTGTGGGCGCTGCCATCCGAGTCGGCCGCCACCTCCACGCCAAAGTTGTCCCAGATATAGTTGGTGGTCACCTTCTCCTTGACGACCACACCCAGACAGCTCTCCAGGCTGTCGTAGTTGCCGGGGCGGATGGGCAGGATATTGCGGGGGTCGATCGAGCCGCGGCAATTCAGGTCCTCGATGGCCGGGTCCCAGTACAGATACACGTAGCCCGTGCCTGCGACTGTGTGGTAGATGATGGCGTCCCCCCACCTCAGATCGATGTTCCGGCGCTGATACCAGTAGGTGGACAGCTTGCCGTAGTTGGCTGCGTGCTGCTCGAAACGCCGATTCGCCACCTGATAGTCCCAGAACGGCCTGATGTCCGTCATCAGGGCCGCCATGTCCTCGGCTATTTTGGCTACACGGTTGGTGCGGGTCGTCGAAAGGGCGTTGCGCGAGGTGGCGGCTGGGATGGCAGGGGAGTCATCCGTGCCGTTGAGCGCCTCGATGGACTCGGAGATGCGGCCATAGTTGGGCTGGGCTTGGAGAAATGCCTCCGCTTCCTCTACCTGTCGGCGCAGCCACTGCAAGATAGCGTCGTCGGAGGTATGGGCGAGGGAGAGGTCGAAGCCAATGGTGGGCGGACTGACGGAAGTGTCCACGAGACCAGAATAGCATCAAGGCGTATCAGCAGGGGAGAGATTCGTCCCCATGTGGCCCCCAGTTACTCCGTTCGTGCCGGACCCCCCGCCGCTTCTCGAACCCCCGCAAGTCGGAGATTGTGTCGATGGTGTGGCGCTGGTAGCCCTGGTCCAGGTACAGGCGCTCGACCTGCCCCACCCTGTCCGCGCGCATCGGGTACCTGACCTCGCCCGACTGGGGATGCTCATAGACCACCACCCGTTCGCCTCGCTGAATGGAGGCGTTCAGGGAAGCGAATCCCCCCGTGTGCGATAGGCCGTGGGGGCAGAAGGGCCAGTCGCCGATGCCGAGGGACTGGTGGCAACGCTTACACTCCAACATACGAATTGGCCCACTCACGGATGCGGTCCCTCAGCCACGGTCCAAAGTCGTTCTTCAGTGCCCTCGTCTTGAGCCGTTGCAGGACGGCGGGCTTGAAAGTCACCTGGACGCCCTCGACCGACACCAAGGTCAATTCGTGTACCCGCTGTACCAGTTGCTCGGCTGTGGACAGATTGAGCCCGAGGTAAGCGGACAGGTCGGCTACCTGCTCCAAACTCAGGATGAGGGGGGGACGATTAGGTTTAACGGCCGTTTGTGCCATACGTTTAATTGTAACTCCTATTCCTCGCACATGCGCTCGAACGATTCCTGCCACGCCTCTTCGATCTGCGCCCACGACATATCGGAGGCGGCTGGGTCGATCTTGG